CCGGGTCTATGGCGACACGGTGGAGGGGATGGACTTCCCCTATCTGGCGAAGGTGACGGCATTGAACGTCGCGGCGCTGCGGCAGCTGGCGGATGCGCCGGCCGCGCCTGCGACCGTTTCACTGGACGGGGCGCTGTCGATGGACACGCGGGTTTTCTGGGACGTGGTGCCGGGCGCTGCGGCCTATCGCGTCTATTGGCGGCGCGCGGACGCGCAGGACTGGACCGACAGCCGCGTCGTGACCGGCGCGACCGAGACGGTGCTGAAGGACGTGGTGGTGGACGATCATTTCATCGGCGTGGCGGCGGTGGCGAAGGACGGGGCGGAGAGTCTGGTGACGTTCGGAGGACAAGCGCCGCGCAAATAGGAGGCGTCGCCCCGCGATCGCGGCGGCGCGGAAGAGACAAAGACGGGAAAGGCGGCCTTCGGGTCGCCTTTTTTCGTGGGCGGAGGGGCGATGCGGGTTTCGGATCGGGAATGGCTGGCGGGCGAGGATGCGGACGTACGCGCGGGCCTGCTGCGACGGCTGGATGCCGGGGCGGCGGAGCGGCTGGCGCGGGAGTGGCGTTTTCTGGCGCGGCCGGCGCAGCTGGCTCCGGCGGGGGACTGGCGCGTGTGGCTGATGATGGCGGGGCGCGGTTTCGGCAAGACACGGGCCGGGGCGGAATGGGTGCGGTCGGTCGCGGAAGCCGACCCCGAGGCGCGGATCGCGCTGGTGGGCGCGACGCTGGGCGAGGCGCGGGCCGTGATGGTGGAGGGCGCGTCGGGCGTGCTGAGCGTCGCGCCATGGTGGGCGCGGCCCCGCTATGCGCCCGCGCTGCGGCGGCTGACCTGGCCCAATGGCGCGATGGCGACCTTGTTCGGCGCGGCGGAGCCGGAAGGATTGCGCGGGCCGCAGTTCAGCCATGGCTGGGCCGACGAGATCGCCAAATGGGCGGGCGGCGAGGCGGCGTGGGACAATCTGATGATGGGGATGCGGCTGGGCGGCGCATCCGGTTCTGGGCCGCGCGTGCTGGCGACGACGACGCCCCGGCCGGTGCCGCTGGTGCGGCGGCTGGTGGGCGCGGAGGACGTGGCGGTGACGAAGGGCACGACGGCGGAGAATGAAGCGAACCTGGCCCCCGGCTTCGTCGCGGCGATGGCGGCGCATTATGGCGGCACGCGGCTGGGCCGGCAGGAACTGGACGGCGAGCTGATCGAGGAGGTGGAGGGCGCGCTGTGGACGCGCTCGCTTGTCGAGCGGTGCCGGGTCGCGCATGTGCCGGGCATGCTGACGCGCGTGGTCGTGGCAGTCGATCCGCCGGCGACCGCTGGCGGGGACGCGTGCGGCATCGTGGTGGCGGGTCTGGGCAGCGACGGGCGCGGCTATGTGATCGCGGACGCGAGCGTCGAAGGGCAGCGGCCCGAGGGATGGGCGCGGGCGGTGGCGGCCGCAGCGATGGTGCATGGCGCGGACCGGGTGGTGGCCGAGGCGAACAATGGCGGGCAGATGGTCGAAAGCGTGCTGCGCGCGGCGGAGGCTGCGCTGCCGGTGCGGCTGGTCCATGCGAGCCGGGGGAAGGCGGCGCGGGCCGAGCCTGTGGCGGCCCTGTACGAGGCCGGGCGGGTGGCGCATCGCGGGGCGTTCCCCCGCCTTGAGGACCAGATGTGCGGGCTGCTGGCGGGGGGCGGCTATGGCGGGCCGGGGCGGTCGCCGGATCGGGCCGACGCGCTGGTATGGGCGATGACCGAACTGATGCTGGGGAAAGCGGGCGAGGCGCGGGTCAGGGGGATGTGAGGAGGGTGGGGTGGGAAGGGTGACCGTTTCCTGTCCCGTCATGCCAGCGAAGGCTGGCATCTCAGGCCATGATGCACAGCATTTCCTGAGACCCCAGCCTTCGCTGGGGTGACGGCCATCTTTATGTCTGCACCTGGTCGCTTCCTGCCGCTCTATCGTCGTGCCGGGGTTTTCGACAAGCGCGGGACAGGCCTGACCCGGCATCCCGCTCGTTTCTGATTGCATGGATGACGGGGATGTGTGGGCAGAGACGGTGTTGCGCCGGCCCCCTCATCCAGCTTCGCCCAGCCGCTTTGCGGCAAGGCTTCTTATCCTTCTTCCACGAGGGGAGAAGGGTGGAACCCGCGCCTTGGCCTCATCGTTCTTGATCCAGATGAATTCCAACGGAGCAAGTGCAATGAAGAAGATGATGTTGATGGCGGTCGCGGCGGGCGTGTCGCTGGTCGCGGCGCCGGTGATGGCGGCGTCCCTCAACAGCAAGGATCGGGCGCGGATCGCCCGGGCGGCGCCGCGCGACCGGGACGACGTGCGCTATTGCATCCTCAAGGGGAAGAAGGGCCGCGACAAGGGCACGGTGATCGGCGCGGCCGGTGGCGCGGGCGTCGGCCTGCTGGCGGGCGGGAGCGTTGGTGAGACGCTGCTGGGCGCGGGCGCTGGCGCGGTGGCGGGCCGCCTGATCGGCAAGAGCGAGGGCACGGACTCGACCTGCGACCGGGTGCTGGCACGCAATCCGTGACGGGGCGCTGAACCCCCTTTCCACGTTTCGCTAGGGCGGCTGCGCCACCCAGGCTCCACTATCCTCTCCCCGACGGGGAGAGGTTTTTTTATGGCGGGGACAATCCATGAAATGGTTCACGAAAGCGGCCGCGCGCGAGGATGCGCGGCCGGTGCTGGCGCGTGCCTGGGGAACGGGCGCGGTGGCTCTGGGCGAATGGCCCGCCAGCTACGAGGCGCAAGTGCGCGCGGGCGTGATGGGCAATGCCGTGGCGCAGCGGGCGATGAGGCTGGTGTCGGAGGGCGCGGGGGCCTGTGCGCTCAAGGCAAGGGGCGTCGACGATGCGGCGCGCGTCCTTGGCCTGGTCGGGCGGGCGTCGGCGGGGCAGGCACTCATCGAGACGCTGGCCTGCCACCTGCTGCTGCACGGCAACGCCTATGTCCAGATCATCGCCGGGCCGGACGGGATGCCGGCCGAGCTGTTCGCGCTGCGGCCCGAGCGGGTGAGCGTGGAAGCCGACGCGCGGGGATGGCCGGCGGCCTATCTCTACCGCGTGGGGGAGAGCGTGACGCGGCTGCACCCCGAGGATGCGGCGGGGCGGACCACGGTGCTGCATCTGAAAGGCCTGCATCCGCTGGACGACCATTATGGCCTTGGCTGTACCGGCGCGGCGGCGGGGGCGGTCGCGATCCACAATGCGGCGAGCGTCTGGAACAAGGCGCTGCTCGACAATGCGGCGCGGCCTTCGGGCGCGATGGTCTATGAGCCCGGCGACGGATCGGTGCTGTCGCCCGAACAATATGAGCGGGTGAAGCGCGAGATGGAGGCGGCCTTTGCCGGTGCGGCCAATGCGGGACGCCCGATGCTGCTCGAAGGGGGGCTCAGTTGGAAGGCGATGAGCCTGACGCCGGCCGAAATGGATTTCGTGGGCTTGAAGAGCGCGGCGGCGCGGGAGATCGCGCTGGCCTTCGGGGTGCCGCCGATGCTGATGGGGCTGCCCGGCGACAATAGCTACGCCAATTATCGCGAGGCGAACAAGGCGCTGTGGCGGCAGGCGATCCTGCCGCTGGTGGCGAAGATCTGCGGCGGGTTGAGCCAGGGTCTTGGCGGATGGTGGCCGGGCGTCGTGGTGGAGGCGGACCTGGACGCGGTGCCGGCGCTGTCGGACGAGCGCGCGGCGCTGTGGGAACGGGTGGCTGCGGCGGATTTCCTCACGGCGGAAGAGAAGAAGGCGATGCTTGGACTGTAGGGCCCATGTGGGCGCGTGAAGGGAAGGACGGGATCATGAAGGAGGAGATGCTGGCGCGGCTGGTCGCGCAGGCGGACGGGCAGGTGGCCGACATGGTGACCATCCGCGCCCTCATCGAGGAGGCGAGCGAGATCGGCGCGGGTCGCGTGCTGGAGCGGCTGGGCCTGGCGGACGGGCATGCGGAGGGTGACGTGCGGGAACTGCGCGAGCTGCTGTCGGCCTGGCGTGACGCCAAGAAGGCGGCGCGGGGCGCGGTGATCGGCTGGGCGGTGCGAATCGCGATGGCGCTGGTCTTGCTGGGTATCGCGGTGAAGACGGGGCTGATCGGGCTGGCGAAGGGATGAGCGGCGGGCAAGGCGGGCGTGCTTCGACCGGCGCAGCAGGAACGGAAGGCAGGCAGGGCGGCGACCTGCGCTTTGCCGGCTATGCGGCGATATTCGACCGGGTGGACCGGGGCGGCGACGTGGTGCGGGCCGGGGCCTTCGGAGAGGTGGCGGCAGAGGGCGTGCCTTTGCTGTGGCAGCATGGACCGGGCAGCGTCATCGGCCGGATCGAGAGCGCGCGCGAGGACAAGCGCGGGCTGCGCGTGATCGGGCGGGTTTCGCGCGCGACCGCCGCCGGGCGCGAGGCGGCGGCGGCGCTGGAGGCGGGCGCGGTTAATGGCCTCAGCTTCGGCTATCGCGTCAGGCATGCGCGGGGCGCGCGGCCGCGCGAACTGCTGGCGCTGGAACTGGTGGAGGTCAGCGTGGTGACGCACCCGATGCAGCCGCTGGCGCGGGTGGTGGGAGTGGAGCGCTCCCCCTTATCCAGCTTCGCCTAGCCGGCAGGCTGGCAAGGCTTCTTATCCTTCTTCCCATGGGAGAAGGACTGGTGCGGCGGTCCATTTCGGGCCGCCTTTTTTGTGGAGACGGGCATGACGGATCAACTGGAGGCGAGCCTTGACGCGGTGGCGCAGGGGGAGCGGATCGAGGGGCTGGCGCAGGAGGTGGCGGCGCTGAAGGGCGCGTTGCTGAGCGCGCGGCGGCCGGCGCTGGATGGGGTGAAGGGCGGGGCGGAAGACCCCGCGCGGGCGGCGTTCGTGGAGCGCTATCTGCGCCAGGGACTTGAGGCGGGCGTGGAGCTGAAGAGCTTTTCGGGCGCTTCGGGCGCGGCGGGCGGCTATGCGGTGCCGCGCGAGATCGACCTGGCGATCGGATCGACGCTGAAGGCGATTTCGCCGGTCCGCGCCATCGCCAATGTCGTGCGCACGGGCAGCGCGGGCTATCGCAAGCTGGTGACGGCAGGCGGCATCGTGTCGGGATGGGCGAGCGAGACGGGCGCGCGGGCCGAGACGGGAACGCCGAGCTTCAACGAGATCGTGCCGCCTTCGGGCGAGCTGTTCGCCAATCCGGCGGCATCCCAGGCGATGCTGGACGACGCGCAGTTCGATGTCGAGGGATGGCTGGCCAACGAGATCGCGCGGGAGTTCGCGGCGGCGGAGGGCGCGGCCTTCGTCAACGGCAACGGGACCAACAAGCCCAAGGGCTTCCTGACCTATACGACCACCAACGAAGCGGACGCGGTGCGCGCGTTCGGATCGCTGCAATATGTGGCGTCGGGCGCGGCGGGCGCTTTCCCTGCGAGCAATCCGCAGGACCGGCTGATCGACCTCATCCAGAGCCTGCGCGCGCCGTACCGCCAGGGGGCGAGCTTCGTCATGAACAGTGCGACGCTGTCCGTCATCCGCAAGATGAAGACGGCCGACGGGGCGTTCCTGTGGCAGCCGTCGATGGCGGCGGGGCAGCCGGCGACGTTGATGGGATATCCGGTGGTCGAGGCCGAGGACATGCCCGACATCGCGGCGAACAGCCTTTCCATTGCCTTCGGCAACTTCCAGGCGGGCTATGTCATCGCGGAGCGCAGCGAGACGAGCATCCTGCGCGACCCGTTCAGCAACAAGCCCTTCGTCCACTTCTATGCCGTCAAGCGGATCGGCGGCGGCGTGGCGAATTCGGAGGCGATCAAGTTGATGAAGTTCTCCGCCTCGTAAACGAGGCGGTGGCAAGTTGATGAAGTTCTCCGCCTCGTAAACGAGGCGGTGGCAAGCTGATGAAGTTCTCCGCCTCGTAAACGAGGCGGCGGCAAGTTGATGAAGTTCTCCGCTTCGTAAACGAGGCGGTGGCAAGCTGATGAAGTTCGCCGCTTCGTAACCGGGCGGCGAGCGGACGGGGACGACTGAAGGGAGGGGCGTGCGCGCTCCTCCCTTTCTTTTTTGGCGGCGGGAGACGGGGCCATGCTGACGGACGGGGAAAGCGGGGCGGCGGCGGCGTCGCTGGCGGAATTGAAGGCCTATCTGCGCATCAGCGGCGCGGACGAGGACGGCGTGCTGGAGGGACTGCTGCGCGGCGCGGGGGCGCTGTGCGAGCGGTTCGTGGGCCAGTGGCTGATCGCGCGCGAGGCGCAGGAGACGGTGGCGGCGAGCGCGAGCTGGCAGCGGCTGACGGCGCGGCCGGTGCTGGCGGTGACGCAGGTGGCGGCGATCGACTCGGACGGCCTGGCGCAGCCGCTGCCGGTGGACGGATATGCCGTGGATATCGACGCCCAGGGCGACGGATGGGTGCGGGTGACGCGCGCGGGCGAGGCGCGGCTGGTGGCCGTCACCTATCAGGCGGGGATGGCGCAGGCGCTGGACGGCGTGCCCGACGCGCTGCGGCAGGGGATCGTGCGGCTGGCGGCGGACCACTATCTGGCGCGCGGCAGCGAGAGCGCGACGCCGCCCGCCGTGGTGAGCGCGCTGTGGCGGCCATGGCGGCGGATGCGGCTGGCATGAGGATCATGGCGATGCTGGAGGATCGGGCGGCGCTGCGGCGGGCGCGGATCGCGGAGGCGATGCGGGCGCTAGGCGTGGAGGCGGAGGTCGAGGGCGAGGCGGTGCGGGCGCGCGGGGCGGGCCTGCTGGCGCGCTGGATGCGCGACCTTGGCCTGAGAGAAGCCGGGCGGGACGCGGGGAGAGGGGCATGAGCGCGGAAGTGGCGGTGCGCGGCGCGGTGATCGCCGCGCTGCGAGGAGACGGGGCGCTGATGGCGCTGGTGAACGGCGTGCATGATGGCGAACCGGGCCGGGCGGCGATGCCCTATGGCTTTGCCGGCGAATGTATCGGCAGCGACTGGGGCGGCAAGGACATTGAGGGGCGCGAGCTGCGGCTGACGGTGGGGCTGGCGATCGCTGGGGACGCGACCGATGCGCTGGGCGCGATGATCGTGCGGGTCGAGGCGGCGATGGGCACGATCCTGCCGGCAGGGGGATGGCGCGTGGTCGGCGCGCGGCTGGCGCGGTCGCGGGTGGCGCGGGCCGGACCGGGGCCGGCGGGCGGATGGCGCGCGGTGGTGGATTATCGGCTAAGAGCGGTGCGGGAGGCGTGACGCCCGTAGCCGACGGTCAGCCGGCAAGGCACGGCAACGCGGCGAGACCCCGGCGCGAGACCGGGGTGACGCTTTGGGTGAAGCCGGCCGGCGTCAGCTTGGACGGCTGCTCTCTTCATATTCCGACGTGATCTTGTCGACATATTCGGAGATCTGGTCGTCGGCGTCGGCATTGGCGGCGCTGTCGGACATCTTGTCCGCCTTGTCCTGGGCGACGATGGCGGCGCGGAAGGCGGCTTCCTTGTCGGCGCAGGCCTTCTTGATCGCGGCCTGGAAGTCGCCGGCCGTCAGTTTCTTGTCGAGCGAGGGTTGCACCTGCGACGAGAGGCACTTCGCAAATTCCTTGCGGCCATTGCCCACGGCGTCGGCGGAGGGCGCGGCGGCGAGCATCATCGCGAGCGAAGCGGCAACAATCATGGGGACCTCTCCATATCCTGCATTTTGCACGGTTTGACTGAAGAAAGGATGCGACATGGGCGTGGAAAAGGGAAGTGCTTTCTTGCTGAAAGTGGGCGACGGCAACACACCGGCAACATATGCGACGGTGGCGGGCATGCGGACCACGCAACTGTCCGTCAACGGCGAGGCGGTCAACATCACCAGCAAGGATTCGGGCGGCTGGCGCGAATTGCTGTCGGGCGCGGGCGTGCGATCGGTCAGCGTGTCCGCCGCCGGCCTGTTCACCGGATCGGCCGCCGAGGTGCGCATCCGCAACCACGCGCTGTCGGGCACGATCGACAGCTATGAGCTGAGTTTCGAGAGCGGCGAGCGGATGCGCGGCCAATTCCTGGTCACGCGGCTGGACTATGCCGGGGACTATAATGGCGAGCGCAACTATGCGCTGAGCCTGGAAAGCTCCGGCGCGGTGGTGAGCCTGTGAGCGCGCCCAATCCCGAGCGCGGGGAAGCGGCGCTGGAGATCGGCGGCGAGGCGCTGGCGCTGCGGCCGACATTCGGGGCGCTGGTGGCGGCCGAGGCGGAAGTGGGACCGCTGTTCGCGCTGGTGGAGCGAGCGGCGGACGGCAGGCTGTCGCTGGGCGATCTGGTGGCGCTGTTCTGGCATTGCCTGGTGGATCGCGACCGGATGACGCGCGAGGCGCTGGGCGAGGCGGTGGTGGCCGTGGGCCTGGCCAAGGTGACGCCGGCGCTGAAAACCATCGTGCAACAGATATTGGCCGGGCGGTGACGCGCTTCGCTGAGGCGGCGGCGCGGCTGGCAGGGGTGGCGGGATGGCTGCTCGGCTGGCGGCCGCACGAATTCTGGCGCGCGACCCCGGCGGAACTTTCGGCGGTGCTGCGCGCCGCGCGCGGGGAGGATGCGCCGGGAGAGGGCGTGGACGGGGCGGAGCTGGCGCGGCTGATGGGCGCCATGCCGGACTCGGCGCGGGACTGAGGGAGGCTTGTCGGGATGGATGAGGAAATCGAGACGCTGGTCGTGCGGGTGCGGGCCGATACGCAGGGCCTGAGCCGCGATGTCGAGGCGATGCGGGCGGGGCTGGAAGGGCCGCTGGGCGACGGGGCGGAGCGGGCCGGACGGCGCATCGAGCAGGGGCTGCTGCGGGCGGTGCGGACGGGCAAGTTCGGGTTCGAGGATCTGCGGCGGATCGCCGTGGGGGTGCTGGATTCGATCGCGGCGAGCGCGCTGCACGGCGCGCTGGGCGGCGGCGGAGCGGGCGGGGCGGGCGCGAGCCTCGTCAATCTGGGCGCGTCGCTGCTGACCGGCGCGCTGGGCCTGCCGGGGCGGGCGACGGGCGGGCCGGTGGCGCCGGGCCGCGCCTATCTGGTGGGCGAGCGCGGGCCAGAACTGTTCGTGCCGACGACCAGCGGGCAGGTGCAGGCCGGGACGGGCGGCGGGGCGCGGGACGTGCGGGTGAGCATCGCGGTCAACGGGCGCGGCGGCGAAGGCGAGGCGCGGTTGCTGGCGCGCAGCGCGCGGCAGGTGGCGCGGGCGGTCAAGGGCGCGATAGGATAGGAGAAGAAGCGATGGGCGGCCTGCAATATTGGCTGGCGGACACGCGGCGCGGGCAGGAAAGCCGCTTCATGAAGCGCTTTGCCGCGACGCACTGGACCGTCAATTTCCCCCGGCCGATGATGGCGAGCGTGGTGACGACAGGGCCATCGTCGTTGCGGATGGATGCGGTCTTCTACGGATCGGGCGATCTGGCGGGGCTGATCTGGGAAGCGGAGGACCGTTGGAGCCATCCCCTGATCGCCTATGAGACGGCGCGGGACTTTCGCGAGTGCCGGCTGTCCTTCCGCTGGCGGTCGGGCGGCGTGCGAAAGCTGGACGAGACGCACGGGCCGACGCTGACGATCGAGGGGCGGGACGCGGACGGGAACCCGCGCGCCTGGTATGTGCGGCTGTGGAATTATGCACAGGGCGGGCCGGAGGATGCGATCGTCACGCTCGATTTCGCGACCCTGGTGGGCGGATATCTGTTGCCGGAGGAGGCGGACCCGGTGTGGGCGGGCGACATCGACCGGATGTTCCTCTCTCTGGTGCCGCCGGGCTATGACGCGGGCGACACGCCCTTCCCCGCGGCGGTCGAGGGGTGGGCGGAACTGAGCGACATAGGTTGCGACGGGGCGGGATCGGTGATCGGCGTGGGCGACGCCATGCTGCCCGAACATGGGCTGTCGATGGCGACCGGCTATGACGACGGGTTCAACCTGACGCCGCAGCGGATCGTGGAAGCGGTCCATGCGCTGGGCTATCGCGGGGCGATCAACCATTATGTCGGCATGAGCCATTATTTCCGGCTCGAACGGGCCGGGGACGGGCTGTACGTGTCGCTGGCCGGCGGGGTGCTGAATGCGCCCTGCGCGGCCTGGCACCGGGACTTCGCGGCGCGGGCCAGGGCGATGGGGATGGGCGTCATCTGGTCGCTGTCCTACGAATTGTTCGACGCGCATTGCTGGAACGACTGGAAGCAGCGGGCGGAGAATGGCGACCCGGCGCTGACCGGATGGGCGCCGCCGTCCACCTTGCTGTCGCCGGCGCATGAAGGGGCGATGGCCTATCTGAAGGCGGTCGCGGGCGCATTCGTCGCCATCGCGCAGGAGGCGGGGTTGCCGATCCTGTTCCAGGTCGGCGAGCCATGGTGGTGGGTGATGCCGGGGGACGGGCGGATATGCCTGTATGACGATGCGGCACGGGCAGCGCTGGGCGGCGATCCGGTGGCGATCCCGAGCGTCTGGGGCAGCCTGAACGCCGGGCAGACGGCGCTGCTGGATGCGGCCGGCATAGTGCTGGCCGCATCGACGGCGGCGCTGTGCGCGCATGTGAAGGCGATTGCGCCGGACGCGGTGACGCACCTGCTGGCCTATCTGCCGACCATTCTCGATCCGCGCGCGCCCGAAGCCAAGCGCGCCAACATGCCGGTGGGCTGGGCCAGGCCCGCCTTCGACGTGTTGCAACTGGAAGATTATGACTGGGTGACGGAAGGGCGGCCGACGCTCACCGCGCGGGGCGTGGCGCTGGCGACGCAGCGGCTGGGCTACCTGCCGGAGGAGCAGCATTATCTGGCGGGCTTTGTGCTGGCGCCGGAGCAGGCCGCGCAATGGCGCGCCATTGCCGATGCCGCGCAGGCGTCGGTCGCGCGGGGGACGGCGGCGACCTTCATCTGGGCGCTGCCGCAGGTGTGCCGCGACGGCTTCACCTGCTTCAATTTTGCCGGGGAGGATGATGTGCAGCCCTTTGACGATATAGTCTTTCCGCTGGCGATCGGGCGCGAGGCGAGCGTCAGTCCCGCTTTTTCGACGCAGATCGTCGAGAGCGTGTCGGGCCATGAGCGGCGAAGCAGCGACTGGGCGGATGCGCGCCTGTCCTTCGACGCCGGGCCGGGGGTGCGGTCCGACGGCGACATGGCGGCGCTGATCGCCTTCTTCCGGGCGCGGCGGGGGGCGGCACGCGGGTTCCGCTTCACCGACCCCTATGACGACCGCAGCGGACCGCCCGGCGCGCCGCCGTCCCCCATCGACCAGCGGCTGGGCATAGGCGACGGGGTGCGGGCCGAGTTCCCGCTGATGCGTCATTATGGTCAGGGCGAAGAGGCGCAGGCCCGCCGCATCACCCGGCCGGTGCCGGGCAGCATCCGCGTGGCGGCCGGCGGGGTGGAGATGACGGGCGGGTGGAGCCACGCAGGGATGGGCGTGATCGCGTTCGATGCGGCACCGGCGGCGGGCGTGGTGCTGACCGCCGGATACCGGTTCGACGTGCCGGTGCGCTTTGCCGAAGACCGGCTGGAGATCAATCA